CCATGGTCCCGTCGTAACTTGTGCCGAGCAATAAATAAGGTTTGACCAGGTCGCGCTCGACCACGGGGGCCGCGTCGCCCACGCTGGCCAGGGCCCAAACCCGGCGGCCGTCGCTCAGGGCCCCGGCGGTCTCAAGCTGAAACCCGCCCAGGTCGACCAGCTCGCGGAAAAAATCCATAACCTGGCCAGGCTGCACTACATTGTAGGCACTGGAAACCACGGCCAGGGGCGCGCCGGTGTCCGAACGGTGCAAAACCTTACGCGCTGGCCAGGACTGCAGCTCAGTGGTGGCCGGTGTCGAATACTGAACGGGGGATTCCAGGACGGTATAACCTAGCCCGGCCTCACGGGTCCAGGTGTCAATATCCGCCCCAGGTGTCAGGGCCTGGCCCAAACCGTGCCAGGGTGTTTGCCCGGTGTATGCCATAGCAGCGCGGCCGGTGGTGGTGTCGATCATGTGTGCCATATCTTTCTCGCTTTCTTGAAAAGTGTCGCCGGGCGAAATTGCCCGACGGATAAATTTTAGACTAAAAAATAAACCGGTGTCAACGGGTCAACAAATAAATTTTATTTGACCAGACCCAGGTCGCCGACAACATGGTGGCGCAGCAGCGAACCAGGGGGCAGCGAACGGGCAAAGCGCAGCAGCTCGGCCGCGTCGTCCTGGTGGCCGCCGGTTTTTGTTTTCTCCCAGGCCAGGCGAACGGGGCCACCATTACCATAACACCCGCCCGCCTGGTCCGCGCCGACCAGGGCCGCGCCGGACCCATGGGCGACAAACACCACGACATAATCGCGATCGCCGCGCGCGCACAATGGCCGACCGCCGCCGCACTGGTCGCAGCTGAAACCGTCGGCCAGCTCGGCCGGGCACTGCACGAACCGGACCCCGTCGACCGTATACGGCCAAACCGTACCGGCCGGGGCGGCCACCACGGCCGGGCGGCCAGCGGCCACGGCGGCCAGGGCCTGGGGGATTGTGTCGCAGCTGGCATTGATCACGGTTTCACCAGGTGCAGGCAGTGGCAGCAGGTCGGCCGCAAAATGCGAATAAGTCCAGGCCTGGCCACCACGGGGGACCGCCTGGCGGACGGCCTGCAAATAATCCGCGTCGACCAGGTCGGCCGCGTGCTCGCCCTGGGGATTCAGCGCGCAGGTTTTCGGGCAGGTGGAAAAAACATTGTGACCGCCGGCGCGGTAAGTGACGGCGATCGGTCCGGTTTTTTTGTTGGCCGAATGCTTGACGGTTTTTAGCATGTCTTTCTCGCTTTCTTTCTTTCTGGTGGCCCTGCGGGTGCCTGGCCTGAAAAATATTTTAGTGTAAAAAATCAACTTGTCAACACCCCCACGAAAAAAAAAACCCGGCACGCGGCCGGGTAAGTCAAAAAAGCGAGCGGGCCGGATCAGGTCCGACGGTCGGCCAGCGCCTGGTCGGCCTCGGCAGCGCATGCGTGCCAGGCGGTCCAGGTGATAAAACCAGCGTCAGCGTCGGCCGGGGTTTCAGTGGCCAGGATGTCGGCCGAATACCGGCGCACGGCCTCCAGGATAAAAGCCTGCATCAGCGGGCCGGTGCTGGCCTGGTCCATCATGCGAACAATAAATTTTGTGTTTGTCTCGGGTTTCATTTTGTGTCCTCCGTGTTTGAGTTAATGCCCAGGGATTCGAGCCGGTCGATACAGTCCTGGATCGCAGGGACAGCGTCGTCCGGGTCGCCGTCGGTCAGGTCATAAAGCGCGCCGTTCAGCTGCTCCCAAATAACCTGTAGGTGGTCGCGGGTCTCGGCTTTCATGGGCGGATCGAAAAAGTGTTATTCGAGAAAAAGTCGCGCATGGCCTCGTCCAGGTCCAATTTTTCGGCGATGCGCTCCGCGTCGAATTCTCCGGCCAGGTCGGCCAGGTCGATGTCGCCCGCGATGTCGTTCAGCTGGCCGTCGGTCAGCTCGCCCGCCAGCGTCGAGATGTCGATGTGCTCGGCCAGCTTTTCCAGATCAATATTTGCGGCGATGTTTTCCAGGACCGCGTCGCCGTCGGTGTTGGCCAGCTCTTGCTTGACCATGTCGGCCACCATAGGGCGCAGCTGCTCGGCGATGTCTTTTACAAGGGCCTGCATGATAGTGTTGAATTCCATTTCTTTCTCTCTTTCTAGGGTTACGGCTTCGCGGTTTGCTCGGCCTGGTTTGATTATAAATCTACTTTTGTCAACTTGTCAACTGTCACCGCCAAATATTTTATGGAACAGCCAAAAGCCCAGCAGGCGGCGAATCAGTGCATGCGTGCTGGCGCGCTGCACTTCGGGGTCCGGTGGTGGCTTCGGTAACTGTCGCAAGAGTTTTCGCTCTCGCCGTCGCATGCTTCAATCGCTTGTCGCTGCTTCGGTCTCTTCCAGGTGCATCACCTTGGGCTCTTCGCCCCACGCGCCGCTGCCCTTTTCCATGGCATGCCACGCTTTTCGGATTGCTTGATCTGATGCCTGGTGTTCGTCGTTCGCTTCGACATCGACCCACGCGTAATATGACAGGCGGACCTGCACTCGATATTGCTTCATGATTTCTCACTTTCTGTTGTTGCCTGGCCATCCAGGTGTTTGTAACTCTAGCACAACTTTCACAAACAAATCAACTTGCAACTAAAAAATTTCTCAGTTCAGCCCAGGACACTGCAGTCCATGGCCACCTGGCCATCGCGGGGGTGTCAATGCCCAGGTTGACCAGGTCGATCGCCTGCTCACCGGCGAACAACAGCAGCTCGGACTTTTTCGCGTGCGCGGTCCCGGCCGGTTGGTACTGCACCAGGATGTAGGTCGGGCAGCGCAGGTCCGCGTGCTTGATGTGAAAGGCGACCTGGTGAGGTGACAGGTTGACCTTGCGGCCGCGCTTAACCACCTTCAGCTCGACCATCACAAAATCGCCATGGGGGAATGCCAGCAGGCAGTCCGGGATGCCCAGGTTGACCCTGGACTCAATCCGGGTGAAATGGCAGTTTGGGAGGTTTTCTTTGAACCGCTTGTACAGGTTCGCTTCCGGTTTCGCTGCCATCGTTTTCTTCCTCGTCGGGTTCTTCTTCGATCTGCTTGGGTGTCACATCGACGATCGGCCCAGCGCTGCCGCCATACAGGCGTTTGATTTCTTCCAGCTTTTTCACGACCTCTTCTTTGCTCATGCTGTCGATCGTGCCGTGTCGGATTTCTTTGCGGTCGATGTAGATCGACCCCAGGGCTTGGCCCCTTCGGTACTCGGCCTGGACGGCCGCGCCATACGCGCCAGCCTGGAGTGCCTGGTCGCGGATGACCTGCAGGTCTCGCATGTGGCGCTCAAAGGTGGTGCCGTACTTTTCGCCCAGCTCGCGCCGGCGCTCCTGGATCGCGGCCACAATGTGCGGACACACCTCGGGGTCGGTCAGCTCGCGCGCCCGGTTCTTTGCCCAGGTCTCGCTGTAGCCTGCGCGGATCGCAGCCTCCTTCAGCGTGACATGGCCGTCGCCAGCACAAAACTCTTCCACAAACTTCCATTCCTGGGGTGTCAGGACTTTGGGTTTGTGGGGCTTGACCGGCGCGGTCACCCTGGCTTCGACAACAGCAGGCCTTCCGCCCAGGTTTTTACCGGCCAAGAACTTTTCGTCCTTACCGCCCATCAGGCGACCCTCCACAGTCGCCAGCCTTCGCCGTACCGGCGGCATGTGAATCGCGTGCCTGGGTGGCGGCGCGAATACATGTAGGCAGCACTGCGCAGGTTCTTGATCCAGGTCGGGTCCAGGATCATGAAGCTGTCGCCAATGGCCATGTCAGGGAATGGGTAGCGCTCGCGGGGATCGACGCCACCAGGCAGGGGGATGTTCTTTTCGATGTTCATGCCTACATTGTGCAACAAATCCACAGGCAACGCAACAAAGGGCCTCCAGAGGGCAAATTCAGGGTTCCTATAGACTTTTTTAGACCAATGAGTGTTTTTATTTTTTCAAAAAGTCAACCCGCGCGCATTTTATGTGAATTACATCTCTTGACTATGCGTAATGAACTGTGTTCTCATAACTCATTGATTTCATTCAACTATTACACCATTACATCTATTACACCAAATCTCACAAAAAAATAAAAAAAAACATGATGAGTCAAAAAAAGTCTATACAAAGGCCGAAATTGGCGCAAGGTCCGTGGTCCTCGGTCCCTTCCACTGTATAAATCCACAGTCCACCTAAGGGTAAACACCTAGAAAATAGGTACTTGACAGGTTGACAGTTGACATGTTATAGAGTATAATTTAATTGTCAGCTAGAAAAGTTGACGACTGTTCTTTAACATTTAGAAAGTGAGAAAGTATGAACACGAAAAATCGCGTGTGGATTGAACTCGACCCTCCGGCAGCCGGCCATCCCGAACAGGGCCATGACCGAGCGGCTGCAGCCACCAAGCTGCTGGCTAAGTTGGGGGTGACTTATGACGGGTACCCAGCCGTCTGGTTTGATGAAAAGAAAGGCAAGTATGCTTTCACCCAATCATCGGCCGGCTGCTTTGTGTGGGCCTCGGACCATGGTCAATGGTTCAATCTAGACAGACTCTCCGCTTAACCCACGAAACCCGCCAGCTCAACCCTGGCGGGTTTTTTCATTGCAAGTCCGTCCCCAGCCACTGCCGGTGCTCTCCCGACAGCATCTTGGCTGCCACTTCCATGGGCATCAGCTCGCCGAACTCAATCTCTGTGACTTGCTCGAACCCAGCGGTCCGAGGGTCTTGGATCACGGGCCCAATCAATGCGTACTTGTGCCCTCCGGCGGTGATGATCACCACCTGGACCATGGGCCGTGGCCCGAGGGCCTCGACTATCTCTTGCAGCGTCGGGGTCATCTCTGTACTTCCTGCCACCCGGGACCACCTTCTCCCTCACGCAGGCCCAGGTCCAGGGAGAGTTTCTCGACCTCGCCGTTGAGGTGTTTGACTTTCTCCAGGAGCACATGCACTTGGGAGGCCAGGTGCTCCATTTGGTCGTTTTGGACCTCGATTCTTCTGCGCAGGCCGGCGATGTACTCCTTGGTTTCCAGGCAGTCGATGGGGCGTGGTGGGTTTTCTGTCGAAAATTCTGCGGGTCTCATTGGTTTTCCTTCAGGAGGGAGATGGGAAAGTGGCAGCAGGCTTCTGACTTGCTGCCTTCGATTTCGATGAACGCGGTCCGTGGTCCGAAAGTCTGGTCGGGGTGGTCGTGCCAGCGCTTGCAGTTCTCACATTTTGCGTCCACTGTGATGGGTTTGCAACGAAAGCAGTCCCAGGCCAGGGGGTGGGTCATCTTGGTCATGGCTCGTATTCCACCGCCATCACTTTGATTTTGCCGTTGGGCAAGCGCTTGATGATGGTCGCGCAGGACTTCTCCCCAGCTCTGCCCCAGTCGATGCCCCAGCTCACGCCGGTGTCGTCTTCGATCTTCCGTTTGTAAAGGGGGATTGGCTTATACATGCTCGAGGGCTTCTTCCACCTGAAATACCGATGGCCTGCTGCGTTCTCGCACAAATACGCCACAGGCTCTTGTTCTGACTGTGCCAAGGCCTCTTGCCTGCCAGCTTCGCGTTCTTCTTTCAAGCGGCCGTGGAATGCCTGGGCCACCCAGTCGATGAACACCTTGGCAGACTCGGCAGCATCGCCCTCAAAAACCAGCTCGGGGCCGTTGAAGTCCAGCTTGCCGACCGCCTTGCCGTTGACGCCGTTTTCGTGGCGGTGGAAAGTGATGTTGTAGTTGGGCTTGGGGATGGTGAATGTGTATTCCGGCAGCGGCGCATAGACACTCATCGGGTCGATACGCTCGCCGTCTTTGCTCCAGGCCGATCCCATGGTCGTGACATCGTGCAGCATGTCCTGGACTCGTTGGTCATAGGTCCGTGGTCCGGTCTCCGCTTTGCATCGTCTGCACTGCAGCCGATCGGTGCCTTCGATGAAATGCCAGTCGTGTTTGCAGGGTTCCATCAAAACTTCTCCTTGTAGAACTTGCCGATGACTTCGGCCAGCTCGTGGATGTGAAAGTCACCACCCTCGCCACCTGCGTCGCTGATCCAGATCATGCCTGGTTGCACGCCTGGCGTGAGGGTCCAGCCGGCGATCTTGACCTCGTAGCGTTCGCGCCCCTGCTTGAACCCTTCGTCGTAGGCCACCTGGGCTTTGCATGCCTCTTCGATGGTCATGAGGGTGTACTTCTGGCATTCTTCCCAGACATACTTGGCGTTTGATTCGCCAATGACTTTCTGTTCTGCTTTGGTCAATTGGGGCCACCATTCTGTGAATGTCATCGCTTTTGCTCCTTGAGCCATATCGCCCAGCTCGCGCAGGTGTCGGCCCCGAATGATTTGCTGAAGTCGTGCACCAGCTTTGTTGCTGCCATCTCGAGCCCAGCATTCCAGCCCAGCTCGTAGTGCTTGTCGTTGGCGACTGCATTAACAGCGCGGTCGACACTTGACTGCGTTTGCTTTTGCACGCCGCTGATAAAGCCCAGCTCAAAAATCTTTTGCTGGTCTTCGGTCAGGCCCTTCGCATACTCGAGGGCCTCTTCCAATGTCATGTGCTGTTGCATTTCGATTTGCCTCTTACGCCACCCGGTCATGGCCAGCCCCAAACAAACCTTTGATCCGCGCCCAGGCCAGCTTGCGCAATGACATGCTGCGCAGCTCCACCTCGAGCGACAGGATGTGTCTGCCCATCTCCAGGTTTGTTTCCATCAACGCGTCGTATTCTTCCTGGACCTCCTTGCGTGCGGCTTCACGGCCTTCGGCGTAGCCCTTGGAATGCGCAGCAGCTGCCACATCCTTGAATGTGCGGCGCTTGTACTTAGTCGTAGTAGTCGTCATGTGATTGGTTCTCCATATGTTCAAAAACTTCTTCGTCGATGCGGACACGCTCTTTGTCGGTCAGCTTGGCCTCGAGCCACGCAGATGGTCGGCCCTTGCGGTCGAGGATTTCCCATTCACCTTCGCCGCCTTCAGCAGGGGCCCAGTTGTCGGGATGGCCGGACAGCCGGGCAGGCACATAACCGTCCCAGCTGGTCACGCGGATGATGCAAGGGATGCCGCAGCAGGTGGATTCAAATTCGCTCATAGCGGCATGTCCCCGTGCCATGGTTCGTCGGCCATGCGCTTGAGATTAAAGATGAACCGATACTGCGGGTGCACCTTGACGAACAGGCGCGCATAAAACGCAATGTGGTTATTGCAAATCTTGAAGTCCTGGCCAGTGGTCGTGATCATCACTTCCCAGCGAATGCGATTGATGATGAGCCAGTGGCTGATCTTCCTGTGGCCGGCGTTGATGGCCTCCAGCGTGAAGCGCTCAAAGTATTCCCACACAGCAGGGTTGGCCGCGTTGAATGCGTTGAACTCTCGCTGGCGCAGGTGGAACGGCGTGTTCATGCTCATAGCGGTGCCTCCTCTGCATCAGCTGGATACACAGGCCCACGCGGGGCCCGTGGTTCTTGATACGGGGGCAGTGGAAACTGAGGGAATGGCCAGGTCATACCTTCACCTCCAGCAGCTCCTGGTCATCATCCTCGCTGACATACACCGAGAACAAAGACAGCTCAAAGCTGCCTTCTTCGGTTTCAATCACCAGGTCGCGGGAAGCAGAAACCATGTCATTGGTTTTGCTGGGACGGATCGCGCTCAAGCGGATGCTCTTGACGCGGTGGATGTTCAGGTTGAAGTTCATCACTTTCTCTCTTTCTGTTGATGGAGTTTAAATTATACGTGTATCGTACCAAACGTGTCTAGTACTTTCCCTAATTTAATGTGACGATGTCGTAGCCCTGGCCGCAACCTGAGCAGTACCTCATTGTCACCTCCAGTGCTTCCACAATGGATGCACCAGTGGCCAGCGCGCCGATGGCAAAGTCCCGGCCGGAACCAAAGACATACCAGCCATCCATCGTTGCAGACTCGGTGAAGTCCATGGGGTATGGACTCTTCTCGTACTTGAGCACTCGGCCGTCGGGCGTGATGACCAGGAACGCGACCCAGTCTTCTTTGTTGCGCATGCAAGGCGGTGTTTTCTCAGGATCGGCTCCCTGTTCAAACCAGTGGAACATTTCCTGGGCCAGGTCCCAGTCCCCTGCAGCAGCGCACAGGTGGCCTCGAATGCGCTTGATCTTTGTGACCTTGCGCACCAGGTCGCTCTGCGTCGCTTGCTTGTCTGCTCCGAGGGCCTTGACCCTGTGATCCCAGATGATGACAGTCATTTGAACCCCACCATGATGGAATCAGGTCGTAGCACGTTCTGTCCGATCGGCCGCCACAGGTGCAGGCAGTAGGGATGGTTGTTGACGTGGTCCTTTGAAGGGACGTGGAACTGCATGGCGACATCTTCGTCGTCCCAAAACAGATTCTTCACCTGGCACATCTCGTCCCAGGTCGGGCAGCGGTCCTTGCGGCTGACGCTCACATGCTCCCAGCCAGCGCCGTCACTTGCGAGGACGAACACCACCTGGGAGTGCTTGAGCTTGACCACAAAGGCCCCGTTGGTGGCGTCGCCCTCTGGATAGCCAGAGAGCTTGACGCGAAACTTTTCAGGCGTCTTGAACATTTGTTTCCTCCACGGACATTTCTTTAAGGTTGACCCAGCAGGGGCTGACCCATGTCAGTCGTTCGCTGGGAAGTTTTCGGTAGTGGCCCTTGCGGTAATGCGCGCAGGGAGAGCCGTGCTCAAAGCCCCCGCGCTGCAGCCGCTCAATGGCCTCATCGCGCTCCTTGACACCCACGCGAGTGCTGGTGAGCAGCCGCAGCTCGTGCATCATGCGAATGCCAGCCATGCCGCCTGGTATGGCGTTCAGGCCCATGGGAGCCAGCGTGTACTTGGCCACGGCCTCCTCTTCCATCTCGTAGACCTTGCCCAGGGAATCGGCCGACCCGCTGATCTGAATCACCGGGTGCATGGCGATGCCCTGGCCCACCAGTTGATGCCACACGGAGTGCAGCAATGAGCCGGTGTTGGTCTCGGCCTTGTAGCCGTGCTCCCTGAGCCGCGTCATGATGTCGCGCTTGGTGATGCCGATGTAGCCATGATGCAAAGGTTTGACGGATTCTTCTGTGAAGCGCTTGTCCTCTGAACTGACTTTGAAACGGATGTGGTAAACAGAGTACTCCTTCAACAGCTCTCTGTCATATGCGTAGTGCAGGGGGACGTCTACACGTAAAGACACGTGCTCAGGAGCGATGGAGGTTTTCTGGTGCCCGTCAAAGTTTGATCCCAGGAACATGACCATGAGGCGTGAGCTGCCATCCTGGCCAACTCGAATGGGGTTGTCCAAGATGATCTTGGTGATTGCCCTGTCGTCTCCGGTGTATCGAGACATGCCTGCAAGGAGGTGCGTGCCATAGTTTTTATCCACAGCCTTAGGCGCTTCCTTGCGGGCTCGCTCCAGAACTTCCTGTAGATAGTCAGCTCGCGCGCCATCACCAAAAAGAACTCGGAGATTTCGATACTTCATCAGAACCACCCAAACCAAATGCCGGTGCCATGCACGCAGCCAACAGGAAAGAACACGGCCCCTGCAATCAAGAAGCCCCAGGAGGCCGTCTTGAGGCAGGTGAACACATGCGTGAACCAGGCCAAGATGACCCAGCCAGCGACGAGGATTGGAAAGAGTTCGCTCATGATGCCTCCGATGGGCGCTCGACATACTCTGTCGATGGGGTGTATGGAAATGTGACGGGCACAAGACTGTCTCGACTGGTGTAGTGAGACTTGTACTTTTCGCCGGTCTCTTTGTCGGTGTACCATTCGTAAAAGACACGGCCGTCAATGTCGTAGGCCTGGCCATCAAAGCGGTCAGCCTGCTTGAACACACGGCTGCAGCGCCTGTTTTGGAAGACGCCTTCGCTGGCCTCGTGCCACTCCCAGTCCTCGCCTGTCAGCGGAACCAGGGGCTCGTACATGGCCAGTTTCTTGAACATGTTCACCGCATAAGGTGCGGAGCTTCCGCTATGGCCCTCATCAGCGAACACCTTCAGCAAAGCCAGAACATGCTCGCATATTGCGGCCTGCATTTCGTCCCTATATGCGCCCGTCCCATCAAGCCAGCCAGCAGCCTTGAACTCCATCAAGGCATGTGCATGCAGGTTACTCATCGCGCATTCCCCTGCAAGCGGTCAGCGACCAGTTTGGCGTAGCCGGCAATGTCAACCCAATGGTCGACCTTATCGGGGTTGCCGTTGACGATGCGGCCAATCTTGTGGACGATCATCTCCAGGGCTTCCCACTGGTCGTCGCTGAATGTTTTGTTGTGCATGCGTGCGTGGTCCGCGAGCGTGCGTTTGATGGCCTGCATCAGTGCAGCGCCGTCCTTGAACTTGCCGTAGTCTTGGGCGCGCTCGTCCAGCGTGCCGTCGATGTCGGTGTCTTCGCCTACAACTTCGCGCTCGTCGTCGTATTGCACCAGGCCGCTCTTCAATCCTTCTTCAACAAACTTGTCCAGAGGGATGCCCAGCTTCTTTGCAATGGCTAACTGTGACGGGCCCAGGCTGACACGACGACCGCCTGCGATCGGCTTCGGTGCCTCAGGTTGCCCTTCTTCCTGCACCTGCTTGCGCAGCTTGTAGGTCATGGGCTTGGGGGCTTTGAACTTCGCGGCCACCTTGGCCACTTCAGCATCAGGGTGCTTGCGAAAATGTTCGCGGATTTTGTCGGACTTGGTCATTTGATTTCCTTTTGGGTTTGAACAATTGCACGGGCCTTGCCTTGACGGATAACCGCCTGAACAAAGTCATGCGCCTTTTCGATGTCATACACAGTGGCGTTGGCCAACTGCTCCTCATGCAGGTCCATCACCAGCTTGAGCAGCTCCCACTGCTTGGCAGTCATGATGAACCTCATGTTGTTGGCCACGCCTCTGCGTGACAACTCAAGCAGCGCGTCTTGCCCCTGCTTGATCTCTTCGAGCCAATCATGGCCCTTGCCCATGATGGCCAGTGCTTCGGTGATGTTGAATGCACCAATGAGCATGTCAATGTCTTCTTTACGCGCTATACCCTTACGGATTTGTTCCAGGGCGGAGCGGTTCTTCAATTGGACATCGACGTATATGCCTGGCAGGTCACGAACAGGTCGCATGCCTGACAGCACAAACTCCAGTGGATTCTGGAGCACAGTCTTGGGTCGATACTTGCTGCGTTTTTTCATGAACTGCATGACACAAAAAGACTTGCACACACCACCAGGATGATCGTGAGGTACACCATCGCCCTGTCGCTGACCAGCGGGCGATACCTGCCCAGCAAAAGGCCTTGAATGAACTCCTCGTTCTGAGTCATCTCGGGCGGCTTGCGCTGGTGGGTCAGTCCGATAAGTACCTTGTCGGTGTTCACATACTTGCCTGTTGCAGCAAGTTCCTGGTACACCTTCTGCTCTCGGGTAAGAGGTTTTTTAGTCATTGCGCTCTTTCTCCTTTCTGTTTCTGAGCCTCGATCGTAGCACATCTAGTTCACTTGTCAACAACTCAACTTCTTTTTCTGCATTCAACCAGGCGGCACGCCAGAGTCGTTGATCTTCAATGCGTTGCGCGGCCGCTTCAAGTAGGTGGTCTATCGCTGGAAACACCTCCTTGACTGAGCGCAGTTCCTCTTGTAGTTTCATTTTTACTCCATGGATGTTTTAAGTATTCTTCACGAAGCAGCCCATACAGCACCAGGTCTCCGCCGTCAGGGAAAGCCTTGCGCATGCGCCCTTCATACTTGAAGCCCAGACGCGACACAAAGCGCTGGGCGTTGAGGTTCTCGGCTCGAATGAGGCCCGTGACCCGTGGTACTTCAAGCACCAGGAACGGCAACTCAAACGACGCGTTGAAGTAGTTGCGAGACAGCCAGTGGCTCTTGGGCCGTGCTGCGATGTGCATGTCAATGTTGGTCCCTGTGTATGCAGAGAACACCGTGACGGCCAGGAACTGGTCCTTGTCGTCCACCAGGCTGACCGTGGTGACATCACCCGTCATGCCGTCGATGCCAATCACTTTCTTGGCCCAGGCCACGGCCTCGTCGTTTCGTTCAAAGCGCAGGATTTTCACTGTAGTTCTCCGCAATCTCATCTTCAAAAAACAAGGTCTGCTCTTCGGTGAGAGTATTGGTGATGTCGACCTGGCGCGGCTTGCCACTCGGGCCCGTGATGGTCAACAGAACCTTGGTGATGTCCAGCTGCGCAGGCAGTTCAATGCCTTCCACCTCCATAGGTGGCAGCACTTCAAAAGTGAGTTCTACGGGGAACGTCATCTCGGTTTTGTATTTCATCTTTGGCTTTCTGTTTGTTGGCAGCAATGCGCTGCAAGGTGAGCGACTCTTGATAAGCGTGTTCAAACGCCGGCAGGATGATGCTGTACATGTAGTTGCCCATCCCAACCTTGTAAAAGGCCGCGAGTTCCTTGAGCATGTAGTACGCCTCCTCGGGTAGGGAGACAGTAATCCAGCGCT